AACTTCATAAACCATAATAGGCACCACGTCCTCTCAGTATAGCTCTATTCATTGACATAAAGTACACATTGTATTTTATGTCATCATTATAATCACATTGATCCGATTGATCCGATTGATTTACATCCTGTAAGATCCAGGCGCCGCAGCCGATGCATGTTGTGCTACTGCGGGAAGAGAATCAGATGGAGATCCATGCCCAAAGGTTCCCGCTTTCATATTGCTCGTCGTACACATAGAGTAGAACAATCGCGACTGGAAGTACATCAAGGCGTACACCAGAATCATCATGAACGAATAGAATCCGCTCATGACCGTAATTTTTCCCCTAAATAGAAGCACAAGAGATGATAGGAAACCCAAACTAGCAACAGCCAAGAATATAAAATTCACGACAGTAAGCCAGTAAAAAAGTAAACAATAGTCCTTATCGAGAGGAGCAAATAACTGTTGAATTGCGTCCATTTTCTGAATATACCCAGTTATAATATATAAAAACAAAAAAAGGTATTCAAATAGTGTCTAAAACTCGATAGCGTGACATATATCATTGTATTAATGGAAAGAATAGAATCGATAAAGCCGCCGATATCGTCTATAAACTATACACCCTATCTCGGCCGTGAAACTATCTACAATAATATTCGCGACTTTCTAGTGTCATTTCAAAAGAATAAATCAGATCTCACATTCAAACGTGGAATATACATTTATGGTGCACCTGGATCAGGAAAAACCGAATTCGTGATCCGGTTATTAAAAGAATTAAACTATGATATGGTGAAATATGATGCGGGAGATATACGCAACAAATCCATTATTGAATCCATCACGCAGCATAACATATCAGACAAGAATATCATGTCCATCTTCCAGCGTAAAGTCCAGAAAATCGTTGTTGTTATGGACGAATTAGACGGAATGAATAATGGCGATAAGGGCGGTATTACGTCACTGATCAAGTTGATTCGTCCTAAAAAAACGAAGAAACAGAAGCAGGAAGAAATCACGATGAACCCCATCATTTGTATCGGGAATTATCACATTGACAAGAAGATCAAAGAACTCATGAAAGTATGTTATGTGTACGAATTGAAAGCCCCAACACCAGTTCAAATGACAAATATCATAGATATCACAATGGGTGCAAGTATTGAAGCAGGAATGCGAAAGAATATTGTCGCATTCGTCCAGGGTAATCTACGCAAACTTGGCGCAGTCGCAGAAATGAGTAAAAAGTCCAACACTATCCTCGCAAATAACATACTTCATGCAATATTTCAACCGAAAACGTATAATGAAGATATCAAGAAAATCACTGAAAAATTACTGAATACGGAATATTCTATATCTGAGCATAATGTTCTCATCAATGAGACAGACCGAACCACAATTGGGTTATTATGGCACGAAAACGTCATTGATGTTCTGGATAAAATGCCAATCACCGCGTCTGCACCGTTTTATAAACTCATCCTTGACAACATCTGTCAAGCCGACTATTTCGACCGCATCACTTTTCAGAACCAGATTTGGCTTTTCAATGAACTATCGTCGCTTATTAAGACCTTCTACAATCATTATTTGTATCATAAATCATTTCCGAAAAAGGCGCGGTTTCATCCGACCGAGGTGCGATTTACAAAAGTGCTTACGAAATATAGCACCGAATACAATAACCAATTATTCATACAAAATTTGTGTATGCAATTGTCAATGGATCAGAAGGACCTGTTTGCATTTTTCCTGACACTGAAGAAACAATATTCGGAAGATGAAATACCGCGCATATTGGAAATGTATGAAATTACAAAATTAGACGTAAACCGTATTTACCGGTATTTAGACAAATACATGGAGAAGATTGACCCAGGATTCGTCGCAGGTGTGAGCGGCAGTGGTGGTGCTGCTGGCGGAAGTGCTCTCAGTGGTGCCAGTGGTCTAGAAAATGACTTGGATTGGGTTGATATAATCTAATAACAGATGCGTTTGAATAAGTCCAAAAAGATATAAGGATTATTTAGAAACATTTCATTCGTTTAGCGTTTAATTATTATGGGTGCATCTATTTCATTGGATTCCAAATACCGTTTGATTTTAAATACTGAAGTGGAATGTATTTCTATAAATGCATCGTCATCCGGTGCTCCCACAGGTGGCAGTAGTGGAGGAAACAAAAAGAAACACCATAAAAAACGCAGCCATAGTGAAAGTGATGACAGTGGTAGTGAACATAGTGGGGACGACAACCACAGTGGGAGCAGCGAAAGCGGCAGTGGAAGCGGCAGCGACAGCGACAGCGACAGCGAAGACGATAAGACGTATACCATTAAAATAACACCTGAAATAATCGGGTATATTCGTAGTTATATTCGCAAAAACCAATTTTTGGACGAGTTTGACCTTATAACTGAGATTGAACTTGATAAATACGATCATGCACCCGGTTCCGCACTGGTATTCAATTCAGACTCCATTGTATTCATGACAAATAATCAGTCACTAGAAGCAGTGGGTGATTGGGAGTATATTGAATCGGATAAACCGGTTGTTCCAGCAACTAAGTCTAAATCCAAGGGTGGGCGAGGTCGTGGCCGTGATCGCGACCGCGACCGTGACAACGACGACGAAGACGACGACAATAATGACAGACCATCTCAGTACAAAACAAAAGACGACGACCTTCCCGTCAATGAGATTGAGAATATTATTACCGAGAAGTTTCAAGAATACAATAAAACCCGCGAGTTTGTCATTCATGAGTCAAAGAATAGCTTTCTCGTATTACTTATCAAGTCAGCTGAGCTTGTAAAGGCATAAATAAATAAATAAATAAATATTTGATCAATAACTGTATATCATCATAATTATTATATGCCGATATATAAATGTTATTATTTACAATGTATGTCGATAATGAGTATACTGCTAAAAAAATGGAGGCATCAACAAAGAAATTAAGTACCAAATTAAAAACCAAAACTGAAATGAAATGGCAATGGGTTAAAGATGGGAAAAAAATGGTTGTTGCGTGTGATTTTTATAAGGATGATGAGGAAAAGTAAATAACGCGATTCATGATTGGGGAACTGTAGTGGAACACATTATAACAATTTTACCGTATAATATGTCGTTAATTACGATATATTATAATTCATTTAATACCAGTTACACGTATATTATGTGATTATCACTGATCTTCTCGCTCACGATTGTAAGTGTAGGCGACTGCGCCTGCCTAGGCGAAATATGGGTTGCCTGGGTTTGAAGTAATAGCTCATATTTCGAGTTAAGTATACGATATTCCTCTTTTATTTGGGCTACTTCTTTATTTCGCTCGTCAACTTCCGTCTGTAATTGCTGAAGAACCTGAACTACCTGCTGATTATTTAATGCGACGGGTGGTTGCCCTGGTTGCTGTAAAATAATTTGTCCGCCAGGACCGCCTTCACCACCGCCCCCTGCCGCTGCTGCCGCGTCTTCCGCCATTTTCGCGCGTTCTTTTTCCAATTGAATCGTTTGCGCAATAACATCAGGCTTCATTTCGGGGCGCCCAGGCGCGTAATTCTCTAGAAGCTTTTCCAGCTCCACCATATAAAAACGACGAAGAGCGTTATCTTTAATAAAATCCATGACTTTCTTCGGCGAATCACGCACAACCTCGGGATTTGCATTCACCAATAGTTTACGTTTATCAAACGTATTATGCTCATGCGAAAACACCAAAATCACCTTCATCGGATCCAATTGTACAAATGGAACGGTGTAGTCTTTCAAGAATGCACGCTCTTCTGCCAAGCATGCATCATCATTGTATCGGTTATTTTTGAGTAGTTTACGTTTAAACGCAAATGTTCCAGCTGTTGCATGATTCGGACCATATGGACCAAACCGCTTCATTTGTCCAATATGTTTGAAATAAATGTAGATCTCGCTTGAACCTGCGCATAATGCCTCGGGATGTGTAACCAGCATATGAACCGCGTGAGATACGCGTTGGGGTGGATAATAGTCGTCATCATCCATATACACCAGGATCTCGCCACGCGATTTCTCGTGTAGTAAATTTCTCTTCTTTCCAAGCGTCATTTTTGTATCATATTTGAAGTATTTAACGCGAGGATGCGATGCGACCATGTCTTCCACTGGGTCGGTTCCGTCATCAATAATAATCCATTCCATTCGATCTTGTGGGTAATCTTGATTATTAAAGCACGTGATCATCGCGTTAATAAAGGGACGACGGTTAAACGTCGGTGTACATACACTGACAAAGGGGTATGCTTTAAAGTATTCGGGTGTTGATTTTTCAGGAATTCCAATACTGGGAGTATGAGAAACCGATGACGCGGCTGATGCGGATGACTTTTTATTTTTACCCATCACACTAGTAGCTCGTTATGGTGTAAAATTTCGTATAAAATAATATATTACTTTATATGATAAATTGTTTATGTCCTTTCTTCTATAATTATCCGCTCCAATTTTTGAGTGTAGTAACGAAATTCATAATACCCTGCCAGTAATGAGTAAGGTACAATACAAGTAACATCAAAATCACGATGGCGGCAACGTTCAAATCTAGATATTCGAACGCGTAAAACATGAGTGTCAGGTTAAAGAAGAAGAAGATAATCGGGACATATTTGGAATACAGTTCGCGATACTGATCCCAATGAAAGAATGGGTAAATAAATATCGTTCCGATAAATTGGAAGAGTTGGACGAAGAACGAAATAACCGGGAAAATACCAAACCCAAATGCAGTAAATAGTGACCATAATGACCCACCAATGAATTCCTTTCTGTTTTCAGTGGGGTTCAATATCATACCAATTACAGTAGTAAAAAATGGTCCACCCATTAGAATAAACCCGCCCATCAAAATAAGAACAAATGGCATTAAAATAATGAGTAGAGGTGAAACGACCTGGTACAACTCCTTCGGTATATTCTGAGAGATTTTGGTAATGTATCCAAATAGTGCTAATAACAATGCACGGTCTGATGAAAACGAAAATATAAACGAGTTATTGATCCATTGCTTAAAGCGAGCCTTAATAAAATCCCAGTTCAGAAGGTTTACTTGTGTAATACCTTCATCTACGCTGTCTTTTACCATTTCTACATCTTCTTTGGTAAGGCAAAACCATTTGAATACATATGTATCGAGTAGAATTGCAGCTTTCAGGTATATTTTCTTAGGAGTTTCAAGTTTGGGATCATCCGCAATTCCGCCAAATTTATCATCACAATCAGCCTCACATTCAGTAAATTCGTTTGTATAACAATACGGCCATTCTTTTCGATCTGTCGGGAATAGTTTTTCAAGATTAAGACTATTGTCTCGAATACTTTCTGGTGTAGAATAGAATAGAATGTTTACGCAGACGATCGAAATAATAAGCGTTTCAATAAATAGGGCAATTATACTCAACCCAAATTCTTTTAATGCATTCAAATCAAATAATGACTTCGGTTTGGCTTTCTCTTTGGGTTTCTCAGCAGAGGCTTCATCCTTTTTTTGGTCTTTGTCTTTGTCTTTGTCATCTCCACCCATCATCCCACCTACTTTGCTAAAAGCGCCGCCTTCTTCGTCGCCGCCTTCTTCACCAGCGTCGTCCTTGTTTTCATCTTCATCATCAGCCATTATATAACTAATAGAGTTATATATACGAGAGAATATTATCGGCGGTGGCCTACCGCGCATACATTAATCCGCAGTTACCCGACGTGAATGTAAGTACATTATATCGTTCTTCCAGAATATGAAAATCATAACTATACAGGTAAATATTCACATTAGGTTTATTCATACCAATAATCTCTCGAGTGTTCGGATTACAAATGACTTTTACCTCGGCGGCGGTATCCAATGGCGGATATATTGTCGAAAGTTCTAGCTCGATTTGATTAAATTTACTCATATTGATTGCTCCGCTAGGTTGAAGGTCAAATGGATCAGAATTCAAACAGAAATTATAACAGTAAATCCCTGGTTTTGCACTCCCGCGTGTTCGTGTATATTTTTCCACGTAATTATAAATTCCTGCGTCTAACAGATTCTCACGGTATTTCCCGTTGAGTGAAATCCCTAACATCTGCAAAATATCGCGCTCATTCTCTGACTGAAAATCACCCGTAATATGAAGCCCTGTTAAGCGTTTATCGCGCGGATTGATACCAGGACCAATTCCATTTTTCGGGCCATTCTTGTCATAATAATAACGATCAAGTACGAAATCAGGTCGCCTTCTCCATGCGTCGGTTTGAAGATCACTCATCGCAGCAACCTCTTCACTAAATGTATTATTACACTTCCAATCATCGTCCGTCGGTGCAGGAATGATGTCATATGGCAGATAGTTATAGGGCCAATTCGTATAATTGCTCCACTCATTCCGCAGATTCACATCGCTTCGCTGGAAGAACATCGTCCAAGAAGATACCATCCCCATCGAATTCTCTATTTTGAGTTTTTTACTTCCCGTCACGTCATGGAATGTCCAATCATAATATGATTTGATCAAGTACTTTTGTTGATTCGCGGCGAAGACCTTGGATTCATCATCCGAGAGAAAACAATACGTCGCCATCAAATGAACATCTGCATTCCAATCAGTGCGACTACTCGGATATAAATTCATCGACAAATCAATACTGGGAGGCGGATATAAAAACCGCCACATTTGATGAAGAGGGTTTGTGAAGTCGGGTTGTACGACTGGCCAATAATTACTAGGATCACCTACATCACGTATTGTGAATAATTCTTTCACAGGTCGCAGCGTAACGTCAATCTGAAGTTGGTTATATTGAAGACAAACGAGAGGAAACGCCATTTTGGAGGACAGTGTAAACCACGAATTGATCGGAATATATAACTTGCGCCCACGAATAGATGGTTCTGCACCAGCGACATTACGTGTACGATACGCATTTGGATACTGATTCAAGCGTGCACCTGAACAACCAGGATTATATAACTCTGGAACGTGTCCAGTCATTTCATTATACAATTCGCGCTTACTCGCATCAAGGTCTCGTTCTATAATTGCCATCAAATTATTACCAGTAAACCGTTGTAGAGTCATACCGCCAACTGAAATCACGATTTCTTTCACCATTTGTGTTCCTAGGTTTTCAATCCATCGAAACTCATAAGGGGCCCACATATTATCAACATTAGGGGGTGGATATATAGGACTCCAAATAGACGGTAGGGTTACACAGATATAAGTATCCATAAGTAGTTCAGCATACCTCGGGATGTAAAATGTGAACTTTGATTCTTCTGTCATTCGCAATTTCTTCTGCCCATCAAAATCAATTCTAAACTTTTGAAGGCCAAAATTCGTATATTTAAGATAGGTGCTTTTGAAAAATGACTTCTTTGGG